TCGATATAGAAATCTTAAAGAATCTAGCATCTATTGGCTGTCCAGACTATGAAATTGCTAGTGTATTAAATATATCAGCTAAAACACTTAAAAGAAATTATGCAGATATTATAGAGCAGTTTAAAGAAAAAGGTAAAGCTAGTTTAAGAAAGAAAATGTGGGATAAAGCTGTTAAAAAAGATAATACCCATATGCAAATCTGGCTTTCAAAAAATTACTTAAATATGAAAGATAGAACACAAACCGAATCTATTAATGAACCATTACCATTAATAATAGATGCTAAAGCTGAAGAAATAGAAGATGGCAAAAACTAAAGGTAATGTATATGGTGCAGTAATTGTTTATGAAAAAACAATGAATGGTACATCTATTGGTAGAAGACCTAAATTATCAAGTATGAATAAGTCAAGAAAAAGAAGTTATAAAAAATATTCAAAACAAGGAAGGGTGTAGATATGGAAATAGAACAAAGAATTGGCAGCAATATAAACTTAAAATTAAGATTAGAAAAAGAAAAGATAAAAGAAGAATTAGATCAAGTAAAAATTCAAAGAGATATAGCTTTAAGAAAATTAACTAAAGCATTAACAATAGCACAAGATTTAAGAAAGCTAATAGAAAATGGAAAAGAAACGAAGTAGCTTTTATTCAAATGGAGAGTTTATTCCATATCAGATGCCACAAGATTTTAGACCATCAACAGGTAGAGGTAGCTGTGGGAATTGTGGTTTATTTAGCCAAAGGCATATGTACTGTGGAGTTTATAAAACTAGAGGTGTTAAAGATACTTATGTTTGTAATAAATGGCGACCAAGACACTTTAAAAGATAATGTGTAAAACATTAATAATATTAATATTATTATTTGATGGAACTTTAACAACACAAACAATAGAATTAAAAAATTCAATATCAGTTAATGATTCCTCATATTATGCAAAAGCTCATAGAGAAATAATTTCAAAACATTATTGGCATAAAAACGGAGATTATACTAAACATGGTTGGTATCTAAATAACGACACAGGCACATATCAAGGTTTTATTTGTTCAAATTAAATTAATAGTGTGATAAATGATATATTATGGAAAAATATATATTAAAATTTTGCAATCTATTAGATAAATACATAGAATTTATGGACAATATATTTGCTCCTAGATGTAAATGTAAAATTAAAAACAAAAAGAATTATGGCAAAATATCAAAATAGAACTGTTAAATTAAATAAACCATCTCGTGGAGATGTTAAAAAGTTTAAAGTATTTGTAAGAGATAAATCATCAGGTAGAGTTAAAAAGGTTAATTTTGGCTCTAAAGAAATGTCAATTAAGAAACATATTCCAGCTAGACAAAAAGCATTTTTTTCAAGATTCAGACCAATACTTGATAAAGTTAAAGGTCAAAAGAATTTGTCACCTGCTTATTGGGCTATACAAAGTTGGAAAAAAGGATTTAAAATCTAATTTATGGAATTAAATATGAATTATTACTTTACTGGTTGGTTAATTATTGGACTTGTTTTATTAGCTTTATACGTAAGACCTTATTGATGAAATATATATTAATAATGTTTATCTGCTCGTTACAATCTGGAAATTCTTGTAAATTTATTCCAACAGAAATTTCAGAGTTTAAAGACCATTATGATTGTGCTGTTTATGGATATAATTATTCTCATGAATTAATTTCAGAATTTAGTAGAGAATTTGTTAATCAATATAGTGTTTATGTTCAATTTATGTGTAAAGTAGGAACTGCAACATGAAATATTTAGTAATATTCTTTTTACTATTTACAACGTATGCTTTTGCAGGTTCAACACAATCGAATGTTAGCGGCTCAAACACAGCAATCGAGGGTGGCTATACTGGGGGTTCAACTACATATGAATCTGGAAGTACATCTACAACTACAAGTACAAATAATTCTACATCACATATAAGATCATCTCCACCCACAGCTAACGCACCATCTTTTTCTGCTCAATCACAAGATGTTTGCGCTACTGGTGCAAGTGCTGGAGTACAGACATTTGGACTTGGTATTAGTGGTGGAAAACAATTTAGAGATATGAACTGTGAAAGAATTAAGTTGGCTAAAGTATTATATGATTTTGGTATGAAAGTAGGAAGTGTGGCTTTATTATGTCAAGATGAACGAGTCTTTGAAGCTATGATTAATGCTGGAACTCCTTGTCCTGTTGATGGGAAGATAGGAAAAGAAGCATTAAAAATATGGCAAAAATATGATTTTGAAAGACCAGATTATAAAACTTATGTAAAAAGAATGAAAAAAAGAAAAGTAATTGATAAAAAGGTTAATAAACAAAACGTACAAAAATTAAAAATTCATACAAAATGAAAATAAATGATAATACAAATATTTCTCTCCCAGTTCGTAATCTAATAGCTTTATTAGGTGCTGTGGGAATGGGTATATTTGCTTACACAGAAATAACAACAAGACTTACTTCTTTAGAAACATCAAGAGAATTATTTGAAGCTGATTTACTTAAAAAAAGTCATCAATTACCAGTAGATCAAGAACAGTTTATGTTATTAGAAGATTTATATAAAACAGTTGAAAAAATAGAAATAAGAATAGAAGATATGATGCACAACAAAGTCAATATAGAATTTGTAACTAAACAGTTAGAAAAAGCATTAGAAGATATTGAAAAGTTAAAAGATAAAGTTAGAAAAAATGGTAATGGAGATCACTAATGTCAGAAATGATTATAGCTTTGCTTATGATAATCAACGGAGAGATTAAGGAAGCACGTATCCAAACTTCAATGTCAGAATGTTTAGCAGGAGCACGTGTTGCTAAACGTGGTTTAAAAGTTGGTAGTAATGTTAAATATCAATGTATAAAATCTATGGCAGAGTTAGAATCAAATATTGATGGTTCAAAGTCAATTAAAAAACTTATACTAAAATGAGATGGTACACTTATATAATTTTAGGTTCTTTAGTGTGGTTAATGTTAAGTTGTTTTGCTAATACAGTAGGATTAGCAGAAGATAATGACACAGCTTTTTCCTCAAACATATTACCTAATGCTGGAACAACTACATCAAATTATAGTAATTCAAATTTAGATGGAGTAGCAAGTTCAACAGAAAATTTAGCTAATAATTCTACGCATAATGGTTTTACAATAACTTGTGAAACTCAAGTAAATAATAATTGTGGTCGTGCTAATACATCTGTTGGTGAATTAGAAGCTAGTCATGATATGACAGTTACAGCTACTGGTTCATTAGTAGGTATAACAGGAAATAGTAATCCAGATGGAGTTAGCCATACATCAACACAATTAAAACTTAATGGTGGAATAAATTTAACAAGTTCTATTGCAGTACAAAACTGCGAGTGGAATCAATCAGCTTATAAATGTGGTTCTTCTGCTGGTGCAGTTGATAGTTATACTTTAAAAATGAAAGTAAAAGATACAGATGGTAATGTATTAGCTGAATCTACACAAATTAGAACAACTGATTCTGGATATAATGCTAATGAGAGAGTTTGGCATGACAGCTTACACTATAACGGAGTTCATGCAAATAATTATGAGTGGAGTTGGACAGGAGTTGATGGTTCAGAAAGTACCACATCAGCATTAAGAGGTACTAATTTATTGGGTGCTGAAATGGCTTTAGATTTTCCAGTAGAAGATTATGAACCTTTAAGTAGAGAAGAAATTAAAAGTATTAATGAATCTTTAGGTACTACTAATCTTAATGAATCTGAAATATGGAATGTTGTATCAGGACTTGAAGAAAGTATTAGTGAAAAACTTAATTTAGAAACTGGTGGATCAGTAGTTAGTGTAGAGTTAAATGAAGAAACAATGGAAGTTACTGTCTATACTGCTAAAACTGCAACTGTTAAAGAAGTAGTTAAAGTTCAAGAGGTGGTTCAAACTATGACTAAAACTAAAACAGTTGAAAAAATGAAAAAAGAAGTCATACAAGAAGTTATCAAACAATCTAAAAAAGAAGAACCTAAAGAAACTGTTAAAGAAGAAACGACTATTGTAGCTACTAAACCTAAAGAAGAAACAAAGAAAGAAGTTAAACAAGAAACTAAAACAGAAACTAAAACAGCAGCTACAAGTGTTTCAAATAAAACAAAAACTACTAAAGAAAAGAAAGTAGAAACTAAAGAGAATGTAAAACCAGAATTAAAAGTTATAATGGCTAAAGTAGATGCTAAAGTTAAAAATCCTGTAAAGAATTTAGAACTTAAAAACCTTATTAAAATGGATAGAATGATTGATGGCGATATATCACTTGTTGCTTATAACAATATACAATTCTATAAACCTAAAGATATTTATTTGAATCAAATTGAAATATTTGATAATAGATTAATATATAACAATATCAATTTAGGTAAATATATTGATAATGATATAATGGCAATCAAGATTAAAAAACTAGATAATATTAAGTCTAAAAAAAGATTGTTAATTTTAGAAATACAGGAGTTAAAAAATGGTTAAAGATATTAAAAAAAACCTCACAAATATTGTAATTGTAATAGGATTGGTTTCAACTATTGGTGCTGGATTTAGTAAATTTGCAAAAATGGAATCTTCAATAGAACAATTATCAAATAAAACAGCACCAGATTTATCTGAAATAGATAATAATAGTATTTTAATTAATGATAATTTATCAATTATCCAACAAATAAAATCTAATTCAGAAAAAGAAATAGCAATATTACAAAAAGAAATAGAAGTTTTAAAATTAGAAATATCAGAAATAAAGGAAGCTAATAAAAATCCATTACAATAGCCTTTATGAAGATAACATTAACGCAACCTCAATTAAAGGTTAGCAGTTCAAAAGCAAGATTTAGAGTTCTTATATCTGGAAGAAGATTTGGTAAAACATATCTTTGTATAACTGAAATGATGAAATACGCATCTCAACCAAAACAAAAAATATGGTATGTAGCACCAACATTTAAAATGGCTAAAGAGATCGCTTGGGCAAGTCTTAAAGAAATGCTTAATCAATTTAATTGGATAGAAGATATTAACGAAACCACTATGACTATTACGATAAGAAAATCTAATAGTACAATTTCATTAAAAGGTGCAGATAACTATGACTCATTAAGAGGTAGTGGATTAAACTTTTTAATATTAGATGAATTTGCAGATATAGATAAAAGGGCTTGGTTTGAAGTCTTGCGTGCAAGTATTTCTGACACACTTGGAAAAGTTTTAATGTGTGGAACTCCTAAAGGATATGGAAATTGGAGTTATGAAATGTATTTAAAAGGAAAGCAAGATGATGAATGGAACAGTTTTCAATACACAACTGTTCAAGGTGGAATGGTTACTAAAGAAGAAATAGAACAAGCTAAACAAGATATAGATATAAGAACTTTTAGACAAGAGTTTGAGGGAACATTTGAAAACTATGCTGGAAGTGTTTATTATAATTTCCACCCTGTTGATAATGTTATTAAAAAACAAATAGATTGGACTAAACCTTTACATATAGGAATGGACTTTAACGTTGATCCAATGAGTGCTTGTGTTGCACAAATAGAAAAAGATAAAATTTATTTTTTAGATGAAATAGTTATTTATTCAAGCAATACAGACGAAATGGTGCAAGAAATAAGAGATAGATATGGAACAAAGATTCCTATATTTATATATCCTGATCCAGCTTCAAGACAAAGAAAGACATCTGCTGGTGGTAGAACTGATTTATCTATTTTACAAAATGGTGGATTTAAAGTTAAGGTCAAACACAAACACCCAGCGATACGAGATCGTGTAAATGCAGTAAATTCAAAACTTAAAGATTCTAATGGAGTTAGGCATATTTTTGTTTCACATTCTTGCAAAACTCTTATAAAAGGGTTACAAAGACAAATATATAAAGAGAATACAAATATTCCAGACAAGGAAGATGGATTTGATCACATGAATGATGCTTTAGGATATATGATTGATTATTTAAAACCATTAACTACGCAGAATATTTATTCTAAACCGACAAGATGGGCAATTAAATAATTATGCAATACACTAAAGATTCAATAACACAATTTCACAAAGATTATCAAGAAACAGTAACAAATTGGCAGTATTATATTAGATCGTATAATGGTGGATATGATTATATGATAGGTCAATATCTTAACAGATATAATTTAGAATTAGATAACGAGTTTAATCAAAGACTTGCAAATACTCCATGTGATAATCATTGTAAAAATATTATACAAATTTATTCATCATTTTTATTTAGAGTTAGACCTAGTAGAGATTTTGGAGAAATGGTAGATGAAGCTAGTTTAGAAACATTCTTAAAAGATGCAGACCTAGACGGTAACAATTTAAACTCTGTAATAAGACAAGCACAAAATTATGCGTCTATCTATGGTCATGTTTTTATGATTTTAGATAAACCTAATATTCAAACAAACACAAAAGCAGAAGAATTAGAACGAGATATTAGACCATACTTATCAATCGTAACTCCTGAAAACGTATTTGATTGGAATTATGAAAGAAAAACAAATGGTAAGTATGAACTTAATTATTTAAAAGTAAGAGAAGAAGTAGATCGAGATGGTGGTCAATATTTTAAAATTTGGAATAAAGAACAAATAGACACAGTTTATTTACCAAAAGATTCAGAACCAAGATTAATAGATACTGCCACTAACCAGATTGGCAAAATACCAGCAGTTATTTTAT